GGGGTTTCTAACGCGTCCGGTTCAACGATAACATTAGGGGGGGCGTTTTCAACGAGCGGCGCGTATTCATTAGCAATTACGCTTAGCGGCGCAACCGCAATAACTTTGCCCACTAGCGGGACGTTGATAACAAACGCGGTTACCACATTATCAAGTTTAGCTAGTATCGGAACAATCACAACAGGGGTGTGGAACGGTACGACCATCGCGCCTGCGCATGGCGGCACGGGGCTAACCAGTACGACGATAAACCAAATACTTTATAGTTCCGCAAACAATGTGATTGCCGGGTTAGCCACGGCGAACAGTTCCATATTAATTACAAGTTCGCTGGGTGTTCCTTCTTTAAGTCAATCATTACCAACAGCCGTACAAGTTACAGTCAGTTCGTTAAATTCGGGTACAGGAGCCACATCTTCAACGTATTGGCGAGGGGACGGTACGTGGGCAACGATACCGTCCTCGGGCGTATCGTCAATAACCGGAACCACTAATCAGGTTATAGCGAGCGCGAGTACAGGTGCCGTAACTTTAAGCTTGCCGCAATCGATAGCAACAAGCAGCGCGGTTCAATTTTCTAGCTTACAATTATCTAATACCGGTTTGTTAGACGCAAACGCTAATGCAATGTTGGCCTTTGTAGCAACGGCGTCCTCGGTAAACAATTTTAGTTTTGCGAATGCGGCAACGGCGGGAAGCCCGACCTTATCCGCGGTGGGAACAGATCCTAATATTGCATTAGTTTTAAACGGAAAAGGTACCGGTGGTGTATTGCGTCAAGGAATAACATCAGGTTCATCAGCGGTGGCTGGGTATGCTGGCGAAGTCATTAAGAGCGTAATTGCTTATAATGCGTCTACGAATCCATCATTTACATCGGGAAACCCTTTGAATATCACCTCTATTTCATTAACCGCAGGAAATTGGATTGTTTTTGGAAACGTGACGATTACCGGCTCAACAACTAATTTAACATATGATTACACTTGGATAAGTTCAGCAAGCGTCACACTTCCGGATGCGTCCTTATTCGCGGTTAACCCAAATCTTATTTCTGAAACATGTGGATTGGCAGCTCCGACATTGACGTTACTTCTAACTACCACTACAACTGTATATTTAAGCGCACAATGTGGATTCTCGTCAGGAACGGCAAGAGGATGCGGAGGAATATATGGGGTTAGGATATAAATCATTCGTAATACTTTTTTTGTTTTGCGTAACGGCCAATTCTTCATCATCATGTTTTTTGCCTAGCAACACCCCCATGAACTTAACTAAGGACATGGGATATGTTAATTTTATTAAAATGGATTCTGATAATATTTATCTTAATAAATCCGATGTTGTTAAATTTGATTTTAATCATCTTTATAAAATAAGCGTAAACGGGAAGTTTTGGATGTTCCGAGGTAACTACTACGTTTATGAAAACAAAATGGACGGAATAAGCGGAATAACCTGGGCGGAAAATGCGGTTCCGGTAAGCTCGGGAGTATATAAGGTTGAAGAGTATGAAAGTCCACGACCAGAAGTATACGGAAAAACAATGGTTACTATTGGCGATAGTATTACCTGGTCACAGTACGGCAGGTATTTGCGTTGCTTGTTAACAGATAACGGCATAGGTTACGATTTCATAGGAACTAAAACCGATACTTTTGGTTTTAAGCATGAAGGTGCAGGAGGTAACAATTCTCAGGATGTTTTAAATAGAATTGAGAAAATACCAACTTCCGACTCCTATTTTATATTGTTAGGAACAAATGATATAAATTTCACCCCAGAGCAAACGGTATCAAATTTAGCTGAAATAGTAAAAAAATTAAAAATTAAAAATAATAATTCAGTTATTTATATAAGTACTCTTTTACCAAGAAAAGGAAAGCCAAATGATAGGAATTTAATGGTTAACGACCTTCTAAAACAAAAAAAATGGACTAATAACGTTTTTGTTTTAGATACCGCTGAAAGTTTTTATAAAAAAGGAAATTGGGAAGCGTATTTTTTAAAAGACGCGCTACACCCGAATTACGCAGGGTATGAGTTACTAACCTCGGTTATAATAGATAAGTTAAAATCAAAAGGAGAAACAAATGTTAACAATAGTAACTAACGCATTGCTTAATCTTTTAGAAAAAGAACTGGTTAAATACGAACCCGCAGTACAAGCTATTTTAATGACGCAAGTATCTAATGCGATCGAAGTAGCAAAGGCCTGGATTGACAAAAAGTCTAACCCGGTGAATATTACAACACCAACAATTTAGGAGACAAAACGATGTTAGAACAATTACGAGCACGCGCAAATTTATTAGCACAAGCGCTCGAACAATCTTTGACCGCTCATAACGGATTAGTAGCACGTGCCGACCAAGCAAAAGACCAGTCTCTTGCAAATCATAATGCTTTGGTTGGACGTAAACTTGAAATAGATGAAATGGTCAAACACTACGAAGAGGAAGAAGCGAAAAAGATAGCGGACGCGGTTGAACCGGGTGAAGTAATTGAATCAGTTGAACATGAAGAAAGTTAAGCTATAATACCGTTGTAGCGACTAGTTTTTTAAATTCCAGCATAGAGTCTCCTTTATGTTATTTTTTTTGTCTAGTTGCTACCCCATCGAGTACCGTATGCCTCTGCCGTTCCCTTTCGATTTTAAAAACCCTGATTACCTCGCAGTTTTCCAATGGCGTTTGGAGCGGCTTAACGCTATCAGAAATAACCCCAAAGTATGGCCCGGACTGCGAGCGTTTTATAAAAGCGATCCTGCTCAGTTTATCATTGACTGGGGTGTGACGTTTGACCCTCGAAACGCTGAGATAGGGCTACCGGCACTGATGCCTTTTTTGTTATTTCCAAAACAAGAGGAATGGGTACGTTGGTTCCTGGAACGTTGGAAAAATCGCGAGCCGGGATTAACGGATAAGTCTCGCGAAATGGGTTTGAGTTGGTTAACGGTTTCAATGTCCGCCACGATATGTTTATTTAACGAGGGTATCGTTGTGGGGTTTGGGTCGAGAAAAGAGGAATATGTTGACAAAAAAGGTGATCCAAAATCGCTGTTATATAAAGCTCGACAATTTGTGTCCCATTTACCGCTTGAATTTCGTGGCGAATGGGATGAACGAAAACACGCGCCTTATATGCGTGTGGAGTTCCCGGCAACCGGTTCGGTAATCGCGGGCGAGTCAGGGGACGGCATAGGACGGGGCGCACGAGCATCCTTTTACTTTGTGGATGAAAGCGCATGGATGCCCAGACCTGAGTTAATCGATGCCTCATTATCACAAACAACTAATTGCCGTATTGATATATCAACGCCTCGCGGTTCTAATAATCCTTTTGCGCGTAAACGATTTGGCGGAAAGATTAACGTTTTTTCGTTTCATTGGCGCGAAGACTCCCGGAAAGACCAGGCGTGGTATGACAAACAGTGTCAAGATATTGACGATCCCGTTGTAATTGCACAAGAGATAGACCTCGATTATTCGGCGTCCCTTGAAGGTATTTTGATACCCTCGGTTTGGGTGCAATCCGCTATTGACGCGCACACCAAACTGAATATAAAACCTTCGGGCGTTAGAGTGGCCGGGCTTGACATAGCGGATGAAGGAAAAGACAAAAATGCTTTCTGTGGGCGTTACGGTATTTTATTGGAGTACTTGGACGTTTGGTCAGGTAAGGGCGCGGATATTTACGACACGGTAGTTAAGTCATTTAATTTGTGCGATATGTTAGAATACCCGACCGCGTTTTATGATGCGGATGGGCTGGGCGCGGGGGTGCGTGGGGACGCCCGAGTAATCAATGAAAAACGGGAAGAGGCTAAAAAAGGGTTAATAACGTTTAACCCATTTCGAGGTTCCGGTGCGGTTGTTGACCCGGAAGGCGACCCGTTTAAACATACCGATGACGGGACGAATCGCGGAAAAGGCCGAACAAATGATGATTTTTTTGCAAACGCAAAAGCGCAAGCCTGGTGGGCGTTACGCCGTAGGTTCAAGCTAACGCACCGAGCCGTCAGCGAAGGGCTTCCCGTTAACCCCGATGAGGTAATTTCGATTTCAAAGAGTATTAGTAATTTATCGGCGTTAGTTTCGGAGTTATCGCAACCGACCTATACA